ACGGTCTTGTTGTCGGCGATCCAGTCGTTTATGTAGATGGCTACATCGCCGTAGAGCTCGATCTCCTCTCCGAGTTTGCCTTTGCCGATGGTCAGGTTAGTACCTGCGGCACGCGCAAGAACCTTAATCTGCCGCCTCGAACGCCTGCTCATGAGAAGCAGGTCGGGTTTCCCTGGCTTGATCTTGTCGATCATCTCGTCAAGTTTGGTCAGGGTAAGTGCTCCGCCGTCTGTGCCTAAGCCGACTTTCTGGCCGCTAACACAGAGGTAGTCAATTCCGTTAAAGGAATTGGCATCGCCTGATACGAGGCCGTTGACGAACGTGTCCTCGTACTTGTTGGCCAGAGCCTGCGCTTTCAGGGCTACCACGGCGGCCTCGGCGTCCTGGATATTGCTGCGGGTCTTCCTGATATAGTTGTCTACATCGGCATCACCGCCGCAAATCGTGAGGGTTGAGGTCACCTGGGTGAAGGTGGGGTCAGTCGCTGCCCAGGCATCGCCCACGGCGTAGAAGGCGACGGTGGAGTAGGCGTTGACTCGGTTATAGGTGAGGCCGTTGCCGTTGATCTCGATGAACGGCAGAAGTCTGAGAATGGGGCTCTCGTAGATCACAGTGTCAATGATGCCTGCTAACAGGATGTCATTCGACAATTTGGCTGCTTCGGCTAGTGTTAAAGCCATGGGTTTTACCTCCTGTTTTATTTCCGGGTGCTACCTTTTGTCGTGTTGTTTCATGCCCTCGATGATTTTCTCCTGAGGGCTTAGGCTGGATAGGTCGATGCCCTGGCGCGGGGGGGCGCCTGCGGGGATGGGGGCGGCCTGGGCTTGAGCATCGAGGTTGGCCTTTACCTTCTGGACGATGGCCTTGCCGCTGGCCAACGACGCCTCAAGCTCGGCGACTGTATTCCCCTTGATCAGCTCCGCTGGTATCTCGGGGTTGGTCTGCACGATGAGCGCCTGATACCTGGCTGCGGCGTCGGTCAATGCGGCGGTCAGCGGCGCGGCTGCCTCGGCGGCTGCCCTGGCGCTGGACGCCGCTGCGTCGGTCTTCGCCTGCTCAAGCTCGGCTTTCAATGCTCCGAAGGCGTGGTCTCTCTCCCCAAGCTGGCGGGTAAGGGCTTCGACCTCGGACTCGGCGGGGGCGCCCATGGGCGCGGCCGCGGGTGGGGTGGCCTGGTCGTCTATCATGGTTGATTACTCCTTCGTTTATTACTAAGCGCTCGGGTTCGTGGCAGCACTCTCACTTGTGCCTTTGACCTTAACGCTATAGCTCTGATTCTGCTTTAAGATTTGTTCTCGCTCCTCAAGCCAAATTTCCAGCTCGGCCTCCGGGCTTTCGACTCCCAGCTCATCCATCGCTCGGCGTCGTGAGTGGATGCCCGCCTGAACCAGGGCGGTTTCATTGCCCACGATGCGGGCTCTGTCCTGGGGTAGGACCGTGCCCCACGACACCCGGGGCTCAACTCTGGTCATGTCAACGCCTGCAAATATCTTAAGCAGGCGGAGAATCATAAGACTCCGCTTCCGGTAGACCGTGGTTCGGATAAGGCGCTTGCGCCTGACCTTCTGTAAGAGGGGCTGCAGCTCGATTTCGAGGGCTATGCCTGATAGGTCTCGGTCTGTTCTGCCGTAGGCTGCCTTGGGGGACTCCGACGTGTCATGCAGGATTCTATAGAGTAGCTCGATATATTCGATGTGAAGTCTGACGCCTCCGCCCTGCAGGAGGTCTAGCAGGTAAGCCTTGGCCTTCTCGGGGACTTCCCACACGGCGCCTGGCTGCACGGCGATGTCCTCGGCGCTCTCGATGTTCTCAAGTACGGTGATGGGGTTGCCTGATAGCTCAAGGATGGTTGACACCTGGGTGAGCGCTCGGTTCAACTCTCGCTGCGTCTCGCTGATGTCGGGAATATCGGACAAGCCCCAGAACTGCTTCGGCTGGCGCAAGTTGGGGAATATGATATAAGGAATGAAGCCGTACGGGTTCTTCCGGGCAAGGGTGCGTAGCTCGTTGGTGTAAAGCTCGAACGTGTTATCAGTCCAGACCTCGGATATCCAGTTGTCGCCAGCCTTGTATCGGGATGCCACCTGGTAGACGACTGAAGGGTCGTCGGGCTGCCACCACGCAAAGACGCCCTGAACATCCGGGGCGGTGATTCGTACTCGCTTCTGTAAGGTATCCCATGTCACTTTATAGCAGCCATCGCCGAGAATCGCTGCGTCTATCTCGGTGGCAAAGTCCAGCTCCTCAAGGTTGTTATCGATGACAACCTGACCGATCGCTTTCTCGGCGGCGGCTGCGGTCGCTACGTCGGCCTCGTTGTCGTTGAGAGGGTCAACGGCGAACACGGACTCGCTCATGAGATACGAGGTTATCTTATCGATAAAGACCTTGGCATAGTTGAAGGTGAGTTGCTTCTCCCTCCTCGTTCGCCGTGTCCACTGGATGCCGTTGTAGAAGTCGAGGTAGTCTGAGTACCTCTTCTTCCTGTCGGCGTCTTTCCTAGCGAGTTCGGCTATCAATGACTCTTGCATAATCAGACCTCCCCTTTGCTGTTCTCGGTGTATAGCTTCGGATAGATTCCACGAGTAGTGCCAGGCTCATAAGGAAGTCGTCGTGTCCCTCTGATGGCTCGACGAAAAAGTTCATGGTCTGGTTCGGCCTAAACTGGCTCCGGGCAAGGTCGACCTGGCGCCAGAATTCGGTACACTCGTCGGTGTGGTCTCGGGCGTAGAGCTTTAGCCGGCCGCTATTTATAGCGGCAAGAAGCCCGAAGCCCAGCAAAGATTTACTTTGCTGAGTGAACTTGAACGGGATGACTTTGGAGCCAAGCTCTTTTTGTAGAAAGGCTGCGATGGGCTCGCCGATGCCGGTAGCGTCGACGGCGACGGCCTGAACCTTCCACGTATTCTTGAGTAAATCGACGAGCTGCGGGTACAGCTCGGCGTGGGGGCGGCCTATCCAGGCGTAGTGTTCGAGAACGTGCAAGGTAGGCTCGGGTCCGGGGGACACCTCGGCTATCGTGAGGATGGTTGAGTCTCGGCTCGGGGTCAAGGCAATCTTGATAACGTCGTCGTCTTGTTCTATCTGCCCAGCAAGGTCAAGGCCTGCGGCGTACACCTTACCTGCCTCGGGGTGGGAGCAGCGGGCGTGCGTGCCTTGCAACTGCGCTCGGTGGGCGGGAGTGAACAGGCGGCCTCCCCCTCGGATGGGCACGAGACAATACTGGGTCAAGAAGAGGGGATGGTCTGCTCCCAGCCTGGCTCGCTCGGCCTCAACGTAGGCTTGATAGGCGGGGTTGTACTTAGCGACCTCTTCCCAGTCGAAGCGGAAGTGTCGCTGCAGGCCGTCTTTCTTCTCCAGCTCAAGGTTCGACTGCTTGACCTCCTCGAGCAGCGTCGAGTCGTCCCATGTCGTGCCGTAGTGTACAGTGGTGACATTCGTGGTTGCTCCCATCGGTTTAAACTCTTTAGTGTACTTCTCCTTTGATACATCCTGCGACTCGTCAACCTCAAGAAGAATGTGGGCGGTGTTGCCCACGACGCTGGCGCTCTCGTCTGCAGAGAGGAAAATAGCGCAAGCGTTCAGTAGGTGAATCATGTAGCCCATGTCGGAATGCCAGTACCCGGCATAGCCCCACTCGTCAAGACGCTCCTTGAGTCGCTGCATGGAGATGATAGTCTGGGGCTTGAAGGTGGGCGAGCACTTGACGATGTTCCCGCCGTTGTTCATGTAAAGTGTCATGAGTAAGACCTCAAGCTGGGCGCTGAGCTCGTTCTTCCCGCCCTGGCGTGCTATCTCAACCGATAGGGTCAAGCCTCGGCGGTAGAGAACGCTCTCCAAGATTGCCCTGGCGACGGTGGCCTGGTACGGTCTGAACTTAAACATTAGAGTTTCTTTGCGATGGCTGCGATTCCGAGTGGCACGGCGACCTCGGTGAGGACGTTTCGGATGGCGTCCCTGATGCCTTTCCCCTGTCCTTTCTCTATGGCGTACCTTGTCCTGAGTAGGCGAGCGAGTGTTCCCGAGGCCTGCATGATGAGCTGAAGGTTCTCGGGTTCTTTCTCGATGAGCGCCTTAATCTTCACTCTGAGCAAAGTTATCTCGTCGTCGAGGCCGTCTACGCCCTCGGCGATCTCAAAGTCCATCTTCTGCGCCTCGTCCAGGACGAGCGAATAAAAGCCGTGTTTACGAGCGTTCTGGTTGCCCTGGGGGGCTCCCCTTTTGCGTCGGGACATCGGGTTTCGCTCCGTTCTTTCTGCTTTGTAATACCTCGGCTGCTTTGTAGACGACGATGTGGGCTGCGAGATTCCAGTCCTGCTTTTCAACGGCGAGCCTGAGTAGTTTCATGGGTTAGACCTCCGCATTAGCACTCCTTTCATTCGATGGCTGCACTAGCCGCCCACCACGGCGGCGGGATGGTTCGGACTCGGACGCTGACACGCTGGGGATGGGGCGGGTGGGGTGGTGGCCGTTCCCGTTGGGTCGAGGCCTGAAGGTTATCACAACCTCGCCTACCATGTCCTTGGCCTCGGTAAGCGGACCCGCCAGCGACGTGAGTTTCGCTAGATACTTCGCTGAGGTCGTGGGGTTACAACCTACCATCTCGGCACCTGCGTTGATGGCTTCCTTCTTGGTGATGAACTCGTACTCGTCGATGAACTTAAGAAGCCATGAGCGATAGTCAACCTCAAACAGGAAGTTCGCCTGCATTTCTGCGCTGCCTTCGTGGTAGGGGATGGCCTGCTTTAGAACTCTTGTTCGGGGGTTCTCTCTCTCTTCCTGGACACTTGGGTTCTTGGCTCGGCGTCGGTTCTCCCTGGCTACGTTGCACGTTCGACAGAGTAGTCTAAGGTTCGACTCCTCGTTATTGTGGTCGTCGCCGTCTATGTGGTCGATATCGAGGCCGTTTCGTGTAGTCGGGATAGCGGCGCACAGCCGGCAGACCTCGCCGTCCCGGAGAACGAGGAAACGGTAAGCCC